ATCTGATACTGGCATTGCTTCATCTACTTCATAGTTTTCAATTAATAATTCTGCAATGTTTTCTAATTGTTCATCTGTAATCTCTTCTTCATTAACCAATAGTTCTTCAATTGCATTATTCATTTCTTCTTCAACTGCTATAATTTCTTCTAAAGGAGTTGGCTCAGGTGAAGGTTCTAAAATTTGTTCTTCTTCCACTGGCGTTTCTTCTTGGACTTCTTCTACTGGTTCGTCAGTTGGTATCACAACAGGTTCTTCAGTTGGACCTGGATCAACTGGATCAGGATTTGGAATCTGAGTTTCTGTAGGACTTGGCTCTGGACTAGGCTCTACTGTTTCTGTAGGCGTAGGAGTAGGTGTAGGAGTCTCTGAAGGTGTTTCAGTAGGTGTTGGTGTAGGTGTTGGTGTAGGAGTTTCTATGGGAGTTGGCGTAGGACTTGGAGCAGGTGGCTCTGTAATTGTTTGAACACTTAAAGGAAAAACTTCACCATTATGAACATATCTAGCACCGTATCTTGCACCTGCTGGTGCATTAGAACTTACTTGATAAGTTGGAGTCCAGGTATAATTAACTGGATTTACTTCTGCTAACATTCTAATATAAATAGGTTCTCCATTTGTTTGACCCCATACCATTACTTTCCAATCGACACATATAGATGTTGCAGTTGATCCGTACTTTACATATAAATCTTTTCCTACACCCCAGCCTGGATCCCATTGAGCACCTGGAGTATTAGAAAATGCATGATAATCCCAAGATCCAATTGATATAGATGGGCTTGGTGGAAAAGTCCAAAATGTATAATCTCCTACACCAAATGTAATAGTTCCTTTTGGACTTACATAAATATTATTTGTATAAACTGTTTCTCCCCATTTAAGAGGAGTATTTAAATTCATTAAGAAGGCTTGGTCTCCACCGTTTACCTGATAGGTATCACATGGTGCTACGTTTGCATTAGTTTGGGGTATAAAAGAAAAGAACAATGCTAATAACATTGGTGTCAAAAGCATTGCTCTTATTTTAAGTCTTTTATTTTTAACCTTTCTCACTCCAAGGCAATATATGCCTAATTACATTATACTTTATTAATTAAAGTTATATTGTATTATGAGTTAAGAATTGCTGTTGGATCTATATCTTTTCCTGCTGACCAACGAATGTTGTCACGCATTTCAAAATGTAAGTGTGGTCCAGAAGAATTTCCTGTATTTCCACTTAATCCAATTGCTTGTCCTTTAGTTACTTTGTCTCCAGGCTTTACATCTAGTTTAGAAAGATGTGCATAAATTACCCATCCGCCTTCAACTTTTTGTACTGCTTGAATTCCATATGATTTTCCCCAGTTTGCTGGTTCAATTTTTCCATCTGCAACTGCAACTATTGGTGTTCCTGTTTTACAAGCATAGTCGACCCCAGTATGATAGCCTTTAGACCACATCTTACCTAGTTTTTTGTATGCTGTTGTAATCTTTCCATCTTTAATTGGTGATGCCATTATAATATCATTCCTTTGAATTGTCTTATTTCAGAAACAATGTCTGTTGATCCATTGTGATAAACCATGCACGAAATTGGTGTGTCTGGTTTAGCATTAAAGTACCATGAGAGTGTAAACTGTACAGATTCTACATCTGCTGGAATAGCGTATGTATTTGTTCCAGTGGTATCGTTTTTACCTTTATAGTCTCTTGAGTAATTCATCTTTACATATGTTGGTCTACCTGTTTTAGGTAAGGTCAAATGTAGTTGTGCTTCCCAAAAGCATTTACCTGCTTCTGTAGGAACAATTGCATCTTTTCCATTTAATATCATTGGCTGCCATTTTTTAGGTTTAAATGATTGTTTTACCTTATCATCTTTTTCTTGAATATACATTCCCATTTATTGTCTCCTAATAAATAAAATAGAGGGCAGATTTCTCCACCCTCTACAATTATACTATCTTATTATCCCCAGACAGTTGCTGCTCCTGCTGGAACTGAGACTGTTGCCCCTGTTGGGTTTGCAGTCTTTTTTGTTAGATATACTCCTAGATCTGTTGCATCAATTTCATATGCATGACCATTAGAGCCATCATTTTTCTTAAATTCACGGTACTTTAATTTACCTTGAACAATTACCTTATCTCCCTTTTTTAAAGTTGATGCGGCATATTCTCCTAGGCTTTTCCAAACGGCTACATCGTAAAAATTAGTGTCTCCGTCTTTCCACCCACCATTGCCGTCAGACATTCTATCTGTACACGCAATGCGTAATTTTGTTAATGAACCCTTTTCAAATGTTTTTACTTCTGGATCCTTAACTAGATTTCCAACTGCTGTTATTACTTGTGGCATTATTTTCTCCTTCTTCTCTGTGCTCTATCTTCTGCTGTTTCTAAATCTAGTACTGGGTCAATTGCCACAACCGCTCCTAGACTTTCAAGTGCTTTCTTTACATTCATCATGTATTGAACGCACTTAAATCTTTCTGATTCAGAATAGTGTCTCCACTGACTCTCATAGAATCTAATAGTTAAAAAAGTATCGTAGTCAACAATTGCCGCTCTAAACTCTTTAGGTGCTGGAATAGACTTAAATGCTTTTTGCATTTGCTGCGTATACATCATTTTGATTTATCCAATGTTATTCCAGACCACACTTTAAACCAAATATCATTATCTTTATGTTTATTAAATTCTTTAGATATTTTTCCATTTTCAAAATAAACTCCACCCCATACGCCCCATTCTTGATTGCTTACGGCATATGCCAAACATTGTCTTTGTGCTGGACATTGAGAACATAAAGAATCTACACCTTCTGCTACTATTGAATCTTCTTCATATTTTTCAAAAAATAAGTTTGTATCCATATTGATACATGATCTATCTTCACTAAACTTGTACATGTGTTAGGAACCTATCTGGAATATTCCACACACCATACTCAGACATATTATATACATATTGAGTCTTCCACTTACCATCTTTAAAGATACCATTTTTTGTATAGTATCCATCATCGTCAGTTAGTATTAATACAGACCAACTATCCCAAGACATGTTTGGGTTAGACTCTACAATTTTTTCCATCTCTTGAATGCTATTAATCCTCATCATCTTCTCCATCTTGTCCTACTTGTGTAAACATTGCCACTATGCCAACTATTATATTAAAAATACCCATTAATATAAATCCTAGTTGATTAGTATAGTATCCATACAATATATATATTACTTGTACAGATACCCACAATAATATTGTTAGCATGATAGTTCTTATAAAAGTTTTAGAAAACAAAAGAATTACTGATAGTAATGATAATGCGTTAACCATGAATATTATTAACGACCATATGTTAGTATCTAAAGATTCCAACCTCTACCCCTTCTATTTGTTGTGCTGCTTTGCACATTCTTGAAGTAGGATCGTTTGGTAAACTAAAGTAGGCAAAGTAATTGACATTTACAAGATTTTCAGCAACCCAACTATGTGTTACTTTGTAAAAAGATATTTTAAATCCTTTTAGTTTTAAAAAATGTTCTGATGAATTACAGAATGCAGCAGTAAAACTATTAATTTTATGTGGGCCAAGAGACCAAACTTGAATTTCTGAATCAACGGTTGGATTTGAAAGAGCAACACCCATTGCTCTCATAAAAATCTCGTAGTCAGTGAAACCTTTGGTTCCCTCAACTGCAATAATCATTTATATCTCAATCTTTCTTGTTGTCTTATTGTCAACCTTGCCGTCAACAACGTCTGCATAATATATCCTATTATCATACACCCACTGAGCCTGGTTGTCAACTATGTCTATATTAATAAATTCAACGTTATTTTTTTTATTTTTTCTTTCTATTAAAAAAACTACAACTTGAACAAAAACTAATGATGATAAAAATAAAATTCTAAAAATATCTGAGTTCATTATCTACCACGAAGTTTATCTATGATCTTAATAAAGTTATTCATTTCTTTATCGGATAGGCTAAATACGTCTATAGGGATTGCATTTTCTATATCTAGATCCCCATCTTCTTTAAGTTTTGAAGAGTATACTTGATTATTTTTAATCCAATATGCCTTATCATTAAAGAAAGCAACGCTAGTTTTATTTTTATTTCCATAGATTGACATTTGAGTTTGTCTATTTTCTTTAATAAAATTACTTTGTGGCGTCTGTAGTATTTGATCTACTGTCTGCAATTGACTGAATTTCTGATATTCTTTTTTCAGTAGTTGCCTTATAAAGTAAATATTCATACTCAAGTTGACTGCACTTGTTCCTGTAATAATTAAGCATAACTTGTACAGTATCTGCAGGTATTGTATTTTCATTCATTACAACTCCGTTTCTTTATAATAATTTTACACTAGTTGAGGTTAGTTGTCAAGATATTTACGTAATGAAAAAGGTGAATCGTACCAAGTTGAATCGTTAGACTTTTGTGCTCTAATTCTCATAATTGCATTTCTTTTTGATTTAGCCCAAGAATAACCTGAGTCTCCGCCCCAAAGAAGCCAAGCGATCTTTCCATTAGATGGTCTTTCTGCATTGTCCCAATCTTTACCTTGCTTATCTACTTCATGACGAGAGAAAAATGAATACATTCTTAATACAGTGTCTGGGCTTAATTCTGTTCTATTAGACAAATCTCTTGCACGAGCAACGCCAACTGCTGTACCGCCTCTTCCAAATTTACGTCTTAATTCTAATCCTCTTTTAGCATTATTTGCCATTGACTCTGTAGGTTTTAAATCTAAACTTTCCATTGATGCTTTTGACATATCGTCATTCATCATATCTTCTTCACCATCATTTGAAGCATTAACATATTTATCTGGAATTACTGCAAATCTACAATTACCTTCTTCTTCAATTGGCATATCTAGTATGGCACATGCTACAGAAGATTTGTGCAATGCACAATTGCCACATTTTACACCTATTGATGCATCTTCATTATTTTGACCATCTACATATCCAACCCAAATTCCATTTGTTTTATCTAGTGGTCCAACTTTTTCTGATAAGGCTAATAAAGAATCTGCCAACGCTCTTTCATCATTTGATAATTCATCATATAGGGGTTTGCCTTCCCACATATCTTCTTTAATCATATTAAAATAACGACCTTATTTGATCTACAATCCTTTTTTTAACTGGAACACAATTAGGAACCATTCTTCCACCTTTTCCTGGTTTCATACCACGCTGAACATATCCATCCCAACATGGTGATTTTTTATCTACTTCTTCTTCGTAAGAAGCCTCCATATGATCTGGACAATTTTGTGGACTTGGACAGTCCTCTAGTGAATGTGGGTAAGACTGTGGAACATTTTCATTTGTAATAATGCTTCCATCAACTTTTTTACTATCTGACTCAGCAGCATACAAGGCTCTTTGTTGTTCTATAGCCTTTTTACGTGAGGAATGGCAGCCTTTTGAGCCCTCTGGGCCCACTACTGCATAACCCTTGCAACCACCATAGTTTCTTTTAATATCGTAAGGCATATTTAAATTATATCATTATTGTAGTGATATAGCATATTTTCCAAAAACATTCTTTCTTCTTCTTTTAAACTATCAAGTATAGATGGATAGTCTACATCTTCTTTTAACATTACCATTGGTCCGCTTTCTTCAAATACTATTTCTACATACTCCTGTTTCCATAGATTAAAGGCTATTTGATTTATAAACTTCATATGTTCTTCAAAGAATTCTGGAATTAACTCCTTCATTTTAGGGGTTATACAGTATGTAAAAGAGTCAGATTCTTTATCATACCCCGCAATTTCTAAGGCACCAATTTCAACCATTAGGTTTATAAATGCCATTACTCTCTCTTCTTCTTCTGAAGTGTACTCGTCTGGACTCATAGTAGTCTAAATCCACCGTCCCATCCACCAATCTTTCCTCTAATTTTTTCTTTTTCAAATCCAAAATCATCGTCATCGTCTACAGAATCTGAATCTACCCCACCTCTAGCCCAAGTGTGAACATCTATTTCTTTTACTCTATCTCTTTGTGCTCTACTAATTGCATTATAAACTGATCCACACATTGCGTCAGCCAAATCTTTAGATTTCTTTCTAGGGTGATCAACTCTGTTATTATTCATTATTCTTAATTCTAAAAGTTCCTCAAGTAATATATCTATATGAGGTGCCTCAACTCTTTCTTCGTAAACCAACATTGCTAAATCTTCGTAATGCTTTTTAGCAACTGACAAAGTTTCTGTTCTAATTCCTACTTGCTTTAATTCATTTTGAATATCAAATGATTGCCAGCGATCAAAAGTAACTAATCCTAAATTAAATCCAGATCTTCTTAAATCTATAATCCAATTTTTAACTTCACTTAAGTCTACTGGGCCCTCACGCTTTGGCTCCCACCAGGCAATAGCATCCACAACCACCAATGGCATAACTTGTTCGTAGTTATTAAAAGACTGAACGCTTACCCATTTTTCAACATGTGCAATTGAAACTGCACACTTGTCATGTTTTTGTGCCAAGTCGGCATGAACAAAATATTCTACATCTTCTTTAGGTTTAAAATTTAAATCAAATCTTCTACTGTTATCAATTGGGTTATGTCTTGATAATGCCTTTTCTACTTTAGATCTATCCTTAAAAAATGCATCTGATGATACTGTTGGCATGCAAGCAAAACGCATAAGAGCATCTGATTGATCTGTAAAAAATGCAATTTTAAAATCTTCAATACTTCTAGTTGGATTCATTTCCCAGGTTGGTCTACGTAGTGCAAATACTCCAGGATATTTATAACTAATTATGTTGTCTTCTTCCCACTCAATAGTAAACTTATTGGTTGGATCTTCTTCAGATAACGCTGGATTTATAACAAACTCATGACTTCTAATTCCTGTTTCTTTTTCTGCTACCACATCTTCATATCTTTGTGATATAAA